TTGATATTAACTTTGTTAGATAACTCTAAATTTAAAAGTTGATCATATATTTGCGGACCAATCTTAAGAAATAAAGCATCCTCGTCTTTATCTATTATTACGTTTATATCACCATATATATTGTCCCACTCGAATACCGGCATCTGATATAATTCAGTATCATCTACTTGAATTTGGAGTCGGTTATCTTTATGTTTTAAATCATAACGTTGTTCGTCGGGATTATAAAATATTCGTAATTTGTCATAATTTACAGTCTCTTTTAAGTATTTTTCTATATCTCCAGTTTGATGTAATGTTTCCCTGAGATTCTTTGAATCATACTTATCAAGCGGTTTGTGTTTAAATTCTACAACAGCACCAGTAAATTTATCACTGTAAATCCACAATTTATTATCCCTTGCAACGGTCTTAACGTATCCATTCATCAATTTGCTTCTTGTGTGTTTCTATAAAGCGTTTATCTTTATAATGAAACAAATGATTGATCTTGTAATTCTCAACATACAACCCATCATTAGATAGCCATACGTTGATAAAAGAGGACCACTCAGTGTTTCGAATCCTTCGAAACGTTTTTTCTATAAGAGGATTCATATGTATATATGAATAATCGTTAACTAACATTTCGTTGCTTATACCTAATATATGAGCAGTCAAGGAAAACGAAAGAACAGTATCATAATGTTTAAAATTAACACCTTTTTCTATATAAGGGAAAAATTCTTGCCAATTACTACATACCATATACCATAAATTAAAAAATTCTAATGCTGTATCATTATTACGCTCAAATACCATAGAATGTGGTAGTAAGGTTGTAATATTATTCTTTTTTAATACATCGTATTCATATGGTAAATTCTTAGCCCTAAAACTTAATGCATTTCTTGGCACTTTAATAGCACTTAGTGTTTCTAGCAGGTATATATCTAAATTATCTTTACTTGTCGCAATAAAATCATTGTCAATATATAATGTCTTTTTAAAAGGTGTTAACCAATATATTGTACATTGATTAATTTTTTTATTCGACCAGTAACTATCTATAGCAATACCTTGGGGCATAATATAATCTGCTTTAGTTTTGACTTTTAAATCTGTAATTATGGCTACTGGAATATCCGGAAAAAACTTTTTTAAACTTGCAACACATGCAACCATACATTGTTTTTGTATAGGATCGCTATGCTTATCCAATAACAATGTTATTCCAAAATCTGCTTCTATTGGAGCTATTTGCCATTGAGCAGATGTGTCCGCATATTCCTTTGCGTCAATTCCCGTCTTAGATACCGAGCTTTTTTTCATAATAATCTGTAATTTTTTTTGACTGTCTATCTACAGCCCGTTTATTCATCATGTGAATGTCAACTCCATTCCATGTTACTGGAATATCTTTCCAGTTTTCCATTTGATCATTTGCAAGTATGCTATATGTCCCTTCAGTAAATTCATATATTTCATCTTTTTGATCACTAAAATACATTGGATCTTTAAAGTCATGCCAGTCTGTTGCGTTTGAATTTGACATAATGTGACAAGCAATGCTCACACAATAATCTGTTCTATATAAGGTACCAGGGAATTTATATAGAAACTTAAAATAATTATAATTATCTTTTATATATTCCCATAAGTCAAAAAATGTTTTAGCTACATCGCTTTTATCAAAATAAATGACCGTTGACCATTTCATTTTTATTCCAAGATCATGGAGCCAAATTTCCCTCCATAATGCATTGTCACCACGCATATTTTTTGCATTACTAAACATATTAAATGGCACTTCTAAGTCAAAATAACTATCTAGCATATTTGACAGAACTAGATAATCTAAATCTATTAAAATTGTTTTATCATACGGCGAGATAGTAAACACTTCGTGTTTATTATTATTAATAAATGGTGCTTGAAACTCTGTCCACGGACTATCAAAATGAGTACGAATATTTTTTTGATCAGTTTCCTTTAAAGGATCATTTGTGACCATTACTTCGTCAAATACCTGGTTTAATTTTTCAACACCAATTAACTGTTTAGCATAACCTAACGAACCTTCGTCGGTAATTAAGCAAAAATCATTATTTTTTAAATGTGTCTTTACATGCAATGCACAAATATATGCCATTAACACATAATTTATTTCTTCATTATTGTAAGCAAAGGCACATATTCCTTTACTCTGAGACATCTAATAACTTCTCCATATTTCTTGCTTTTTTAATTTTACTAAATTTAGTATTCCACACATTCATTGCAGAATTATATTTTTCAATGCAAGATGTTAATATGTTAGATATATTATCAATCTTAACAGGGTTATCATGTGCATCAAGAATAGTTACTTCCGTTTGTTTTGCTTGTTTTAACGCATTAAGAAAACTGATTAATACTTGATCAATTATTATTTTTTGTCCTGAATGCATTATATGCAGGCTTTGTTCGGAGGTAAGTTTGAGGTTATTTTTTTGGTTTTCTAATACCAGTCTGTAATTAGAAAAATCTAAGGCGTTTTTTAATCTTTCATCCATATTTCCTTGTACTTTTTATAATGTGGTAGGTTTTATATCGTTCATCGTATTTATAAATGTGCAAACTCTGATTACTTATTATTACGAATCTTCACCAAGAGTATCCATATTGTTAGTTAGAGTCCAGCTAGGTTTAGTAGTATGATGTTTAATTCCTCGATTAGCAATATCAGCACCTGATCTTAATTGAAATAATATATTTTGTGTACCATCAATAATATTACCTGTACCAATATATACAATTTTAAAAGAAACTAAATTGTTTTCAACCTTTACATAAATCTTAACCCGTTGTGACATTGAGTACCCTGAGTAACTAGAATACGCAGAGTAACTACTAGCACCGCTGTAACCGCTGTATCCAGAGTAACCGCTGTATCCAGAGTAACCACCATATCCGCTACTACCAACTCCACTAATAAATGCTAGTTGATATTCACTTGTTAAATCACAAAAAGGAAGCCAATATAATGTTCCAGTAGTTCCAGTATAGTTAGGACCATCGATGTTGTAATAAAATGTACCTATAGCGGCAATAATGTTCGCCCATTCAATACCTGCGGCGGTAGTTGCTCCTGTAGTTGATGGTGTTATTCGTACATCGCATCCTGCATTAAAAAAATATCTTACATCGTCAAAATCACTAAAAGAAAGGCGCAGTTCTGTAATTATTTGTGTTTGCCATGAATCGGTTCTAGTTGCTGTTGTTAATGCTGAAAGTTCTGCTTGAGCTGAATCTAAATAATTAGCATAAGATCTTGTTGTATAAATCTTATTACCAACTATACCAGTGTCAATCTTTTTTGTAATTACCTCATTAGATGCATCAGCAAGAGCATTATAATGAGCGGCGGCAATTTTTTCTCCTCGTGTTACAAGTGAAACAGTATTTCCGCCAGATACTAACGTATATCCAGTATGTATTAATGCAATATTAATACGAACTATTAACTGGTTCCAGTCTTTATGTGTAATCTTTTTCGAGAATTGTTTTGATTTTCTGTTTCCCCAACCAAATGTGTATGTAGCACAATTAGTACCTAGCGAAGTTGAGACGGCATTAGGATATAAATCTGAGAAGACTTTGTTAACTTGATTATAAACTTCTGTAAATTGCGCCTGAGATACAGTATCTGTACCCGCGGTAACATCATAATGAGCCACACGTAATCCTAATCCTTCACCAAATTAAATTAAGCATATTCAGCACTACTTGCTATGCCATGATATCTTGGATTCATTGTTGTATCTTGTCTTAAATTCATACCAGCTTTAATTGTTGGAAAATTTGCTGTATATAACGTAGTATCATCCTGTGTCGCAGTTGATGATGGTGTGAATACCGTATCGGCACTCATAATAAACATTGTTTTTCCACCTACTACAAATTCCATAATACTATGAGCAGTTCCGGTACTATCATTTAACGTTTTTGCAGTTATTGATCCTGCACTACTTGAACCTATTCCAACTGAGGCATAAGCAGATCCTGAATAAACTTTTAAAGTGCTAGTATTTGTATCAAACCAAAAATCACCTGCACCTTGCGAACCTGTTGGTGTTGCTTCGGAAACAACTAAATTTGGGCTTATCCGCCAATTTCCACCGGTATCATAATATTTTAATCTATTGTTTAAACTATCAAACCATAGTTGACCTGCTAACGCATTTGCTGGAGTAGTTCCTCCAGAAAAATTGTTAAGTAAATTTACAAAATTTTGGTTTATGTGTAATCCATAATTTGTAGTATTTTTTCCAGGAATAGATAACGTAGTCGATGTTGTATCTGTTGTACCATCAGAGATAGTTGCTATTACTGTACCATCTCTGCCTGTTATTGTGTAAGCCATATCAACCGCACCTTATTCGAATTGTGTAAATTACTTGTATTACTCTATTTGCTGATTTTTCTACTGGGTGAAAAATAACATGACTTAATAAAATACCTGCGCCTAATGTACCTGCACGAGCCCGTAATCCTAGTTCATCAAAAACAAATGTTCCATCAACACTTGCATTATTATCTAACGACCCTTGATCGACACCAGCTAAATTAAATGTAGTATCTGATGCAATTGGCTCTCCGTAGTCCATTGTGCAAGTAATAATAATATCACTATAATTCTGTCCACTTATATGATTAACTGTCATGTAATTCTTTGCGGCACTTGTATTGTTAGCATCAGTTCCGTCAATTACTTTAAAGAATTTTGCACTATATAAGTTTCCTGATGCAATATCAGTATTTGGATTTTTATAAGTTATGGCACCGGAAGCATCAACAGTTGCTCCACCATTTCCAAAATGCATTTCAAATATAGTTTGGCCTGCATTTGCCGCACCGGTAGCAAGAGCAACACTCATATTTTCAAAGTTAATTTTATTACGCTTATTAACAAGAATACGATCTGTTGTTAAATCTTTTATACATATGTGGCCTTCGACCGCGCCTGCGTCAACTATATCATCAAAAATCATCTTTTTCCCTTTTGTATATTTATTACTATTAAATAGTACCGATACTATCTTTTATCTTTGTTGCTATTTCATTGGTACTACTATCTAGTATTGTATTTAAATCATTCCATTGAGGATGTCTAGGAAATCCTCTATCTCTATATGTATCGCCACTAGTTATATTTTCATGACAATATCTATTAACATTTATTTCTTTTGTTGCATCTCGTACTACTGTTCCTGCATCATGATCGGCCGGAGAAGTGCCTAATGCACCTCGGTGGCAACTTTTTAAAGTATTACCATCTATTCCGTCAAATTCTATACATTCAGCACCAATCCACACTCGTCCTACTTTCCATGCAATTGGTATGATTGTGCCGCCGCTTATATAAGCAGGATCTTCAATTGTACTTGCACTAACAACATCAATTTCTGTGTCGGTTGCAACAATAGCACTAGATAATGTACTACCAGCAGAGTCATCAATTTGAATCCACTTAGCATGATTATCTCTATCACCAATTATCGTTCTCCATGACCTTGTTGCTGGAGAGCCGGATAATACTTCAGTTGCATCGGCTGGATTATTTTGTATATTAATTACAACAGATTCACGTAAAAATTGCGGTACCATCTCATTATTCCAATTTTGTTCACCATACGGAATATAAAAGTTACTTCCACTTATTATATTATTCGGATTGGCTACTGAACTATATGCCGCCATTACAGGACCTAATATTGATGTACCAAAAGAAGCGTCAGTAAACGCACCACCACTGTATATTAAATCCATATCATTTGTTGACACATCTGTACCTTCAGGATTCATAACACCAGCGGATTCTTTTGTTACTACAGTAAACAATACTCTAACTATATCGTTTATTGCTAACTTAGATGTAAAATTAACAACTCGCCCTAATGGACCGTATTGTACTGTATATGTAGAAGTATGTTTTTCAATATTATTGACAGTAATTTTAAATACCACACTACCTGGGTTCCAACTAATAGTTGTGCCGTTCAGTGTACTTGGAAACTCATTAGCAGGAATAATAACATGATCAGTTGCAGTAGTCATTGTATATTCATACAAATAAGCATCTACATTACTCTGCTGGATTTGCATTTTAGCAACATGTGAAAGTGAGTTACCATATGTGGCTGTTCGACTATCTATTTCTGTCAGGGTAGAATTGTTCATATCAAACATATGCTTAGAAAATAACTGTTTTTCTAATTTAGAATGATATGGTTTTGCTTCGTTGTAGTAATCTATTGTATTTTCTACATTTTCTACGTTATATCCGCCTGGTTGTATATCACCTTTACTTACAAGTCTAAAGTTGCTTTCACTAGTTTTTTGTATCCAAGGAACAAATGATTGTTCATGTAAAATATAACGTAGCATATTAAAAAATATGTTATTAAATTTTGATTCGTACGTATCAGTAAACAATTTAAACAATACATCACTTGCTATAATTTCAAATTCAACTTCAGCATCGCTATCAAATCCGACAAAATCAAATAAGTCAACATCATACCCAACTACAATCGTCTCCCATAACGTATCCAATAATTCTATTGTACCATTTTCTTTTTTAATTAAAACAAATTTTTGTGAGTCCCCAACTTTTTGTACTTGATAATATTCTTTATTTCCAGTACCATTATCTGTAACTTCGATAATTTCATTAAGTGACCTTGTACTTGCATCAAGGGTATTTAATATACTTAAATCCGCAATGGTTGTTGCACTTGATTGAAATTTAACTCCGCTTTTAATCCAATCAACATATTGCCAATAAGTTGTTGGATTATATGTAACTGTTCCGTGTGTTACAATAGATTTTTGCATATCTAACGTAACTGTACTCGAGCTTGATGAACTCCATTCTGGCATTTCATCAACAACATTAATATCTTTTAGTATAAGATTAGCACGTTTTACAAATTCTCGTTTTGCTTCTTTTCTATTTTCAAACCAACTTTGCCGAGGACGAATTAAATTACCTTGTCTTGCATATGGATGCAAATTATAATCAGGCAATGAAAGTCGTTTCTGTTTCTTTTTAAATATAGGATTTATTGTATCAGCCGGTATAACTGTTACATCTATATCTTCTAAATCATACACTTGAGTCCACGGATTAATGTTAAACTCATTTGAATCGGGTAAATTATAATATTGATGTCCATCTACCTTGGTTACCCACGGAGTTTGCCAAACACCGAATGGCAGTTGAAGACCGGCAGTACTTTGGCCCGGAGTAGCAGGACTATCAGATGGTGCATGTGTAATAGTACATTCGAAATATACACTATCATAATATATAATATCTCCATTAAGGAAAGATCCAGCATCTACTAAATTACCGGCGGCTACGGCGGTTGTAGTATTTCCTCCAAAGTGTGGTTTTAATACCTTCCAATATTTGCTCTCAAACATAATTATATCACCAATTACATATCTGGCTGTTGCAATGTAATCCGTTTTATATGTCCATATTTTATGTTCAGTGTAATCTGTATTAAATCCTATTAAGTTATCTACAAGTTGTGCTCGATATTTTTCATTAAGTTTCTTACTTGAATCATTTTCAATTATAGTAACCCATTCATCATGAACTGCTTTATCGGTAGTATTCATTCTTATTTGTACAACCGTATTTGTCTCTATTAAATTTTGTACATTTGCTATAGTAATTGCATTAGGTGCAATTGGTGCCGCCCAATTTACGCCCATTGCAGTTGGATCTGAAATGTATCTTGCAATATCATATGTGCTTAATGTTTTATTTTGATTAACTGCATATGTTTTATTCTTAACCCAAAAATAATAATAATTTTTTAAAGTTCCGGTTGCATCTATCTCATCTTCTATTGTATAATAGTAATAGGTATTGCTACCTGAGGTAACAAAATAAGGTGTTCCGCTTATTTCAATTTCATCTTTAATAGTACCTTCTGTCGTTGCAACCCATGCTTCCGGATCAATTGGACTTTTTGTCCATTCATATACATCTATAGTTGATGCTGGAAATACTTTACCCCAGTAATCGTTTCTATATGAAATTGAATTCTGTTCGTATTCAATATATTTTACAGTATTAAGATTCCACCAAATTAGACCTTCGTTTTCGTTAGCCCATGCTCGTGTTGTATCTATTATTGATGAGCCTTGTCCGCAGTCAGTTGAATACGAAGCATCAGTAGAGTTACTATACATTGCAGGATCATACAAACTTTTATAATCAATGTTTTTATCAGCTTCGCCAGGAATTACACCTTTAAATGGATCATATAATTCGCATTCAACAATTTTTTTATTTGTATCGCCGTTATATAAAATAATTTTATCAATATTTGCTTCATCAACTTTAGGTTGTTGCCAGCGTAAAACAGGTTGGCCCAATGTATTATCAGGAAGCAACCCCCATCCATAACAATTGTTTACGGCTTCTTGATAATTATCTGCATCATACATTAAAAATACATCCAATGCATGTAACATATCGTGCCTGTATACTGCCCAACCACCATATATAGCATCATAATCTACGTAAGCAACTGACCCTTGTCTCCAAAAATATGATGGATCAGATGTAGTTGCTGTTAGTTCGGTTACTGTTTGAAAACGTACTGGTTTAAATGTATAAAATTTACCTTCAGTTGCAATTACAGTAGATCCAACAAACTCGTCAATTAAAAAATGATTAGTTGATTTTAATGAACCATCAGCATTGTTACCTGCTGGAAAACCAATTATTTTATGTATTCCATTTAAATTAGTATTTGCAGTTGTAATACCTGCAATAACAACATACTCGCCTTTGATTAAATTGTGTACGCCTTTAGTTGTAATTTGTGCTTCGTCGCCTGTTACTATACCTTTGCAAACTTCTATAATAGCATTTGCAGGTTCTAACGTTGCAGTGGTTGTTTGAGAAGTAAAAGTAGTATTATCATAATCCATAAGTTGTAACATATTCCAACCATTTAAATCATAATTTGCTACCCATACACGAGATTTACCTAGAGTATCTTCTTGTGCTAACCATGTTGGTTCATCAAGATAGAATCCATCATATCCGGTTCCGTCTACTAACCATAATGCAGGAGGTGGCATGTTTACTGTAATAGCCGCATTATCAGATGATTTTGTTACTTTAGCAGGATATATAACTAAGGCCGCTGTACCTGCTGATGCATCCCAAGATTCTACTTCTTCAACAACATGAGTTTCAGTAGGTACTGTACCGTCAGCATCAGCACCAGTCCATGTAAGTTTTGTTCCAACATATGGCTTTTGTGTTAGCCCATCAACAAAAATAGTATCACCACTTTGATCGGCACCATTAACATAAATTGTTTTAGCTTCATAACTAATAACGCCTTGTTGTGCTTCCCACAATTTACCTTTGTATCGTACCTTACATCCCATTCCATAATTTTCTGTTGCTACCCATTCTTTATGCTGAGTAAGTTCAATAGAATCATATATAGTAGACAATTCAGTTAGATTTAATATAAAATGATCGGCTTCGCTTATAAGTGCATATCCACCATACGGCAAATCTCCTTCAAACGGTGCACCAGCGGCTGATGTAATATAATCGCCACCTACTTTATATTTTGCTCTATCATAAAAGATATCTGTATTATATCCATATTCATTATCACAAAGTATAAACGTTGCACCCATGTTAGCATGTTCGGAACAGAAATAAAATAAACGATTACCAGTGCCTGATACAACGGTAATTTCAACCCATCGAGTAGTTGAGGTTTTGTAACTTGCCGCCCATACTAACGCATCTGCTACTTGCACACCATCAAGATAATAACGAGCATTTACATCATATCGAGTTCCGCCTTGCCATGTTCCATCAACTGATGTTGAGAAATATAAATGATGATTATCATTAGATGAATCACTTAAATCAAATCTATATGTTATGCCTTGAACAAGCCGCTGTACTTTTCTTCGGATTCCGTCAAGTGCAAAAGCATTACTAGTTCCTAGTGGTACTGTTGTAACACGTATTGTTTCTAAACTTGTATCTAATCCTTTTGGCTTCCAAACCCAACGAGAATCTTGCCCTAATATATTAATTTTAGTATCTGCTTTAAGGTCTTTATTTGTTTCATCTCTAAATTTTGAGAATTCAATTAATTGTCTTTCTTGATTAAAATCTCTAGGTTGAACTACAAACTCTATAGTATCACTCTCTCGTGTTGCTCCAAAATCAGTTTCTTTAATCATCCATTCTTCATTAACAGATGTTATACTGTTACTATCATTGTATAATGTATTAATATTTCTTTCTAATCTATTAAAATTTTCATTAGTTCCTTTATTTTGAATATATCCTCTATAAAATTCAAAACTTACATCGTTATCAGTGTTTAGATTACGTAAAAAGTTTTTTTCTGTATATCCAACATTATACCGTAATGCTTTTGTTAATTCTTGATTTGGAATGCCTTGTTCAACTGCAAAATAATCTGTACTTATTTGTTTAATGCTTGTATCTATATTGGCTTCTATTGTATTGCTTTTAATCATATAGCCTGGTTCAGCAAGCCGTCCTGTCCAGTCTAATAAGCCAACAGTTGATAGTTTTGCTCGAGGTTGTTTAATTCCTAACAACGGACTATAAACAACATCATTAAAAATTGTATTTTTATCTATTGCAATTACATGTTCATACATGATTACTTTAAAAAATAAACAACCCATGCCAGCATTATCATGCACAATTTTAAAATCATTTCCTGTTCGACTTACTTCTAAAGTTTTATCATGAACTATCTTGCCTGTAGTTGTAAATCCATTTATATTTTGATATCCAAAGTCTTTATCAAGTAAAACTGTGCCTCGTGCTTTTTCAATAGTAACAGCCTTGGAGGAAAAATAAATTGTGATGCTTGCGCCTGTTGTTTGATTTTGTTCTCCCCATATAACATATGATTGAACAATATCTTTTATTGTTTTATCAGTTGTAATACCTTTAGCAGTATAGTAATGATATATCCCTCGTAACACATCAACAATAGCCTGATTATTTTCATATATTTTACCCGAATCAATTGTTACTTCTGTTGTAGAATACGTTTTATTAGCAATCTTACTATCACTAACAGATTCTAAACTTTTAACATCAGATTGATATTGATGAAATATAATTTTCTTACCAATTGAATCGTATGTCGATATTGCTAACCCAGTATCTTTTTTCGTAATCTTTATATTACTATAAACAAATCGTTCATTTGCTGGACCTTCATATAAAAATATTTGTTGATTTTCTTCTGGTAACGTATTACCTGCTTGCAAATTAAAACTAACAGGTAATTTTATTGCTGTTCTATTATTAATAATAAAATTATTTGTTTTACACAATATTTCAGGTGTTAAATTTCTTAATGTTTTTCCAAATATTGTATTATCTTTATCTTGAGCTAATAAGAATTCAAATATAAAATTCTGTAGTCCTATCTTTTTTGTTATAACATTATCTGACGTTACTTCGCCGTGTGTTATATAAGAATTAAATGCAGTTCTGCCACCATCTGTATCAACAGTATTAATGTTTTTTGCTAATTTTTTAAATTTTAATGAATCAAAATATCTATTAATATATTCATTAGGATAAGAAAAACAATACTGTAACACATCAACAAATTTACTAAAACTACTATTCTCAAATGCTTGTTCTGCAGGACCATAATCTTCATACTCAAAACTTGTTTGTTTATTTCCATTAGTTAATGATGCTAATTCACCTGCACTAATAAGGCCGGCGGCAACAGGATCATTTAAGTTTCCGGTAACTGCGACAATATTATCAGTAATTGTAGTATTAATTTCATAGCGAGCATCATATCTACCAATATCAGCAGGATTGTTCCAGTGTCCTTTTTTGATTGCAGTTATAAGATTTGCTCGTTTAGTATCATCGCCACCATTTGCAGTATTTTTCCAGCAATAATACGTATCCCACCATGTAGGTTTATCAGTCCAGGCAAATATTTTCCACGGATAAAGATCTGGCCTACCAGTTAAAAACTTATCTTTTATAATACCTAATGCATGACCAGGCTGATTAGCAATACCACTATAATTTATTGTAAAATTACTAGCTGTATCAAAAGTAAAAGTAAATGGTTGTACATTAAATAATTTTTCCCAGATATTATAAAGTTCTTTGCGGATTTCTTTTGACTGATTATATCGAGTAAACTTGTTGTTTAATTCTTTCTTTTGAATGCCTGTATGAAAACTATCTTCAAATTTATGAAATGATAGTGTATGATTGTAAATTCTCATTTCAAAATCCATTAATGCTTGTTCTGCTATTGTTAATGTAGTAGAACTAACTGGATATAAACTACCATCATGTCCTTGTATAAAATGTTTAAAATTATCATGAACATTAATAGTTTTTGAACCATTATCCATGGCATTCATTTTAAGAACATGCGTTGGCTGTCCTGTACTATCTGATATTATCTGTGGTATATATAATTTGTTTAACGACAAACTTGCTGGCGAATTAGGAATAAAACTATCATTGCTACTTGCTTTTGCAATTCTAGTTAGAATAACCGCACCGTTAATCGGAGCAGTTAAAAATGTAATTGTACCATTTCCGACACAAGTATAATCAGTATCTAATACTTTTAATACATTACTAACATAAATTTCAACATTATCATTATAACCATCTGCTGTTGTCCATGTTGTAAATGTTGAGGGCAATGCAAATGCAGTAGTAGTTCCGTCACCAACATGAAATTTTTCATTATCACTAACAAATTTATATGAAATATGATTTGTTATACTAAACGGAAATCCTGTTGCTTTACCTTGTGCTAATGACATTAAGGCATCATCTAATAGTTGTCTAGACGCTAATGTTGTATAATCTTTAAGTTGGTGTTGATTTTGTATTTCGTTTATTAATTTAAACTTAAAAATTTCATATTGTTGAGCATACCATATTACACTTTGTACTAAATCATTATCAAGTAAAAATCCAGTTAATAAAGCAGGATTTTTATATTGTAGTATTGTTCCTGGTACAGTATCTAATACTCTTATATTTCTATAATTATTATTTCCTAAAGCATCACCAGATAAAAATGGTTGATTTTGTATCAATGTTTTGGCATGTGTAAATACCTGTTGATAACTTATGTCACCAGGTTGATCCCACAACGGATTTTTAACTAACGGATTAATATCACCTTGTAGTTCTTGCCAGTTTGGATTTGAAGGACTATAAGCCGAAAGATTGATAACATCCCCTTCTTGAATAGTTGTAGTTTCTAGTAATTGATTACTAGTAGCACTTGGAATAACTACATCACCATCAGTTGTATCAAATGTAACATCAATGCCTTGTGATTTTTCTGTTACCCAATATGGAAAAGTTACATTGGTGCTCTCTCTCCAATAATCAGCAGTCTTTGCTTCAGCTTCTACTTGGGTTCCTGCTTTTTGTAAAGTTCCATTTCTATATACTTCAACGTTACCATAATTTGTAGCTTTTTTATGTAACCAAATATTACCTTTAATTGAATTATCAACGGTTGATCTATATTGTAAATGCGGATATGTATCTTCGTCAACAATAAAAGATAACTCACCAGTTGATGCTCCATTATTTGTAATACCACTAGGTACTGCTGAACCATCTGGTTGTACAATTTCAAGTCCGTGTGTTTCGCTTTTAACATAAATCGTAGATACAGTTTCCCCTTCCATATATATTGTAGGGTTTGTATCAGACGATTCTGGCGGTATCTCAATCATTCGTCCATGTTTATTTTTAAACCAGCGCCAACGATCACCATCAAATTGTGCATATACTTCAAAATTATCACCAAGATAACTATCATTTATAAATGGTATTTTATATGAACCTGCTAATCCTGAACTACCAACAATAGCATAATTTGTATCATCAATTGTATTACCAACTTCAACATCTTTAATCCGAGGAGTATATGCCTCATACAAACAAGGACTCCAGCCTGATTTATATACTGTACCTTGTTTAAAATGATATAAGCCGGCTAACTTAGTAGTAACACTTCCTTCTTTGTACTGATAACGAGTTGCTTGTTGATCCCACACAAATGTATAATCATTATTACTTGCAAATAAATCTGGAGTTTGTATGCCTGTTGTGTTTAATACAGGATTTAAATTTAATTCAGTATCAATTGTTCCAGAGGTATCTGTTTTATATGAAAAAATGCTTGATCCAGCAAAGTTACTATTAGGATAAATTGTAGAATCATCTAACTCAACCCAGTTATCATCGTATAATTTAAACAACGGGGCTTGCCCTCTTGTAATTTTCTGTTGAGATTTAATCCATGTAGTTCCATTATTATGCCATACATCTGCTTTATCAGCAGTATTATTTCCAACATTTACAAAAACATAATTATCAGTTGCTGTTGTAAATATTGGCGAACCAAGGACTAATGATGTGCCAACGCCTGATAATGTATAAGCATTATTATTAATATCCAACGACGAATTTATAAAAAGTAATTTAACACCATCGCTAAGTGTAAGATCTTCTCCGTTGATTGTTATAGTAGTATTCGTATTACCAATTAACGATGAACTAGCAACGCCTGAAACTATATAGGTAACGTTACCTTGAAAGACAGTTCCATAATTATATAATGCAACATCGTTATGCATTTCTACAATAGGTCTATTAGCACGTTTACCACTATCTAATACTTTTTCTACTAATTTCCAATAAGTTATTGCATCTTGTGTGCCGGGATTATTTCCTTCAGTTGTTTGCAATGCTTTATAAAAAAATCCATTATAACTTATAATATTATTAATTGCATAAGTTGTACCATTATCCCACGCAATATTTGTTTCTATAACTTGTACAACATTTTCGTGAGCCCAATAATTTGATATTGCCCAATGATTAAGATTAGGATTACCATGTTTTATTGTTTGATATTCTTTATTATGTGATTCAGGATTATCTCCTAATTTTGTTTTACCAGCAGATGTAAAAGTATCCATTGCTTCTAATGTAATACTGTTACCAACACCGCTGACTATCCATATTACACTTGTACTATATGCATTAAATGATGCAGTATCAGCATCAAATTTAATACGCATACCATCTTGTAATTCAACAGTACCAACAGTTGCAGTACGTTTACCAACAATAGTAGATGTATCAAGGGTTGTAAATTTAATATGCAAATCCCAATTGATCCAATAATACTTGTCATAATTGACAAATTTATCTATATCCATTGGTGGTGACCATGTATATGCTGAATGCTCAAAAATTTCATTTATATCAGTTGAGGTAACTCCGTATCTTTTTAATACTTCAAAAAAATCATCAGTTGTTAACGCATGATACACCTCATCTGTTCCTTGGTTTTTACTAAACCACCCAGGACTAAAACTATAATTTTGTTGTAAAGTTGATAGTAAACTTGCTATTTGATCTTGCGATGCCTTGTGATATCCACCTGTAGCTCTGCCGTGATATTGACTAAACTGCCTGGTTTCACCGTTACTAATAAGAAATTCCAATATAGTGGATAATACTTTTCTATTAGTGTCTGTTCGAAGATATGCGGGAAGTAGGTTAGCAAATTCTTTTTTTGTTGGTGTAGCATTTGTTCCGGGCTTAGTAATATTCTTTAAGGTAG